CACCAGATAACAACGCTTGGCGTCTGCAGTGCCTTTGGCGGTGCTGAAGGCCTCGACGTTCATCACCAGAATTTTGAGGTCCTCTGTGACGGTGAACAGGTCATCCAGCGCCTTTTGCTCGGCCTTGCGGGGCGTGGGCGACCAGATGGCCATGCGGTAGACGACGTGGTCGGGCAAATGCTTTGGGATTTCGGTGTCGTACCAATTGCGGTAAACGCCTTTTGGCGCTACGATCAAAAACCCGTTGATCTTGCCCTTGTCGTAGAGCATGGCCACGTTGTTGATCAGCATGAAGCTCTTGCCTGTGCCCATGTCGGCAAAAAGCGCTGCTACTGGGTATTCCCAGAAGCGTTGAAGGTAGGCCTGTTGATGAACAAAAGGCTTGTTTTTGAAGGGGTAGGTCGATAAAAATTGGTCCATGATGTATCTCTTTCTGGCAGGGGGTTGCAATGCCCTGAAAAGATAGTGTACACTGGCTGCTCAAATTCAGAAAGGAGAAATTCACGTGCCAAAGGTATACGTCGTCTCAGAGACTACGCAACACAACATAGCAAGCGCTCTGGATTACGGCCAGATCGAAACCATTCTGCCGCCCAACGCGCAGATTGCTTTCTCAGTTGTACCGACAGTCCGCCGAATCCAGCGCAAGCTGGAGAAATTTTCCGACGAGGACTTCTTGCTCCTCATCGGAGACCCCTCTGCCATAGGCATTGCCTGTGCAGTAGCTGCCAGTAAAAACAATGGCCGCTTTAAGTGCCTCAAGTGGGACAAGCGCGAACGCCGCTACATCCCGCTGGAGGTTGATTTGTTCAAGAAAGGAGAAATAGATGAGTCTTACGAATTTATTTGAAGACGACGCAGGTGCGTTGAAGGTATCCGATGACCAGGTAACTGGTATTGCGGGTCTCGCCAAGCGTGCCAAAATGCTGGAGAAAGAGATCGCTGAGATGGAGGAGACGCTCAAGGAGCGCGCCGAACAGTACCGCAAACTCACAGAGCAAACCATCCCTGAGGCCATGGCCGAGACAGGGATGAAAAAGTTTGTGATGGAGGACGGCTCTTCCATTGACATCAAGCCGTTTTACGGCGCGAGCATCCCAAAAGCACGTCAGGCAGAGGCTTACCAATGGCTTCGCGATCACCAGTCTGACGACATCATTAAGAACACCATCAGCGTCCGCTTTGGACGCGGTGAAGACGAGCTTTGCGCCCGTCTATTGAATCTCCTGGGCACGCAAGGCTACCCTGCCGAGCAGGCACAGAAGATAGAGCCCCAGACCCTCAAGGCCTGGGTCAAAGAACGTGTCGAGAAGGGTCAGCCCGTCGACACAGAACTTTTTGGCGTATTCATTGGCCAAAAAGCCATCATCAAATCAACTTGAAACAAGGAACACGAACCATGGCTAAGAACGAAATCGCGGAACAGAAGGCCAGCACCGCACTGGCCATCATGAGCGACCTGGAACAGGACGCTGGAGCCGGCTTTGACGGCATGACACAGGACGACTATGCACTGCCGTTCCTGCGCCTGCTGACCAGCACCAGTCCTGAAGTGGGTGAGTTAGAAGGCGCGATGCCTGGCATGCTGCTCAACAGCGTGACAGGGGAGTTATTTGACGGCAAGCGTGGTATCACCGTTGTGCCTTGCGCCTATGTGCGCCAGTACATCGAGTGGGCCCCACGTGGCCAAGGCAGCGGCGCGCCTGTGCACATTTATCCTGCGACCAGCGACATCCTGTCCCAAACCCACAAGGAACCCGGTGACAACAAGGATTACCTGGACAATGGCAACTACATTGAGAACACCGCGAACTACTACGTGATGGTCATCAGCGACGCGGGCGTGCCTGAGCCAGCATTGATCACCATGAAGTCCACGCAGCTCAAGAAGAGCCGCAAGTGGAACTCCATGATGCAGTCCGTCAAGGTGCAGGGCAAGAACGGCATGTTCACCCCTCCCATGTACAGCCAGGTCTACAAGCTGACCACCGTGGCCGAGTCCAACGACAAGGGCAAGTGGTATGGCTGGGAAGTCGAACGCACCGGTGCGGTTGAGTCCGCAGATATTTACAATGCTGCCAAAGCATTTGCACAGTCAGTCGGTTCGGGTGACGTGAAAGTCAAGCACGAAAGCGAGACTGGTGCTGCAGGCAACAACGCTGCTCCATTCTAAGTTTTTGGGGGACACATGCGGCTCGCCAGACCAACCGGTTTTAGCATGTGTCTGACCTTGTCCGAAGCGGGAAGCCATGGGAGTTGCAATTACCGTGGTAGCAAGAGGATAGTAAACCGCATTGTGTCCCCCACCATCACTAGAAAGAAGAAATGATCGACATTACCAGGTTCAAAGCGATTTTTTCCGGCCTGGACATCGCTTATGGAACATACAAAATTGAGTCATCCCGAGGAGACGGGAAGCAGGCTGGCAAGGCCGTCGTGGTGCGCAAGCCACCGACTGACGACCTGTGGGTCAAACACCTCGAAGGCGTTGAGCCGAGTCTGGGAATTATCCCGATCAGGGCGGATAACTCCTGTATCTGGGGCTGTATTGACATTGACCAGTATCCACTGGACCACGTCGGCCTCATAAAGAAGGTCCGAAGCCTGGAGCTTCCAATGATCGTGTGCCGCAGCAAGTCTGGTGGGGCACACGTTTTTCTATTTACCAAAGAACCGATCCCCGCTGCTGAGATGCAGCGGTTTCTCAAGGCCTGTGCTGCCCTCCTGGGCGAAGCAGGCCGAGAGATATTTCCCAAACAAGCTGAGATTCTGGTTGACCGGGGCGACACCGGCAACTTCCTGAACCTGCCGTACTTTGGTGGTGACCTGACCACCCGCTATGCCATCAAAGACGATGGCTCGGCCGCGACCCTTGACGAGTTCTACGAGCTCTACGACCAGTGGGTCCAGGACCCTGATCTGAAGTTCCCCGAAGAGCCCAAAGCGCCGGATCACCCGATTAAAGACGGCCCGCCGTGCTTGCAAGCGCTGTGCGCCCAGGGCGTGCCGGAAGGCACTCGCAACAACGCACTTTTTAACATCGGCATCTACCTCAAGAAGGTCATCCCCATCCACTGGGACGACGCGCTGGTGGAGCACAACCTCAAGTACGTCTCTCCACCGCTGCCCAACAACGAGGTGCAAATCCTGGTCAAGCAGCTGCACAAGAAGGACTACCGCTACAAGTGCAAGGACGCGCCGCTCAACAGCTTTTGCAACAGCGGCCTGTGCAGGACACGCAAACACGGGATCGGGGCCCACGGGCCTGATTCACCGCAGATGTCTTCACTGTCCAAGTACAACTCGGAGCCGCCATTGTGGTTCCTGGACATCAACGGCAAGCGCATCGAGCTGGACACAGAAAGCCTCTTTGCCCAAGCAGCATTTCAAAAGGCCTGCGTTGAAAAGCTCAACCTGCTGCCGCCCACTTTGCGCAAGCAGGACTGGGAGCTGATGCTCAACGCCCTGCTCAAGGAGATGGTTGAGACTGAGCAGATCACTGAAGCGTCTGAAGACACGAGCATCACTGGGCGCTTCACTGATTTGCTGGAAGAGTTCTGCACGCACCTGCAGCAAGCGATGGACCGTGACGAAATTCTCATGGGCCGTCCTTGGACAGACAGCGACGAGGCCAAGACCTACTTCCGCATGAAGGACCTGGAAGCGCACCTGATCCGCAACAACTTCAAAGGCATGACGCACCCCAAGATGGCGCAGCGCCTGCGCGACATGGGCGGTGAGCCTATCTCCCTCTTCCTCAAAAGCCGCACCGCACGCTGCTGGCGTATTCCACGTTTCAACCACCAAGATGCGCCGTTTGACACTCCCGAGCAGCGCACACAACGGAGCCCATTTTGATGCTAAAAATTGACGGACACGACAACGCGATTCTCGGCCCTGCCATGATCTGGAGGAACAACACCACGGTGGACGTCTTGGTCTATGACGCAGAGATCATCCGAGACAACCTTGTCAAACAGGGCATGGACCCTGAAGAGGCACGCGAATACATTGAGTTCAACATCGAGGGCGCGTACGTTGGCGAGCACACTCCTGTGTTGGTTTGGCCAGAAGACCAATGGGACTTGGAAGAAGAATGAACATCACCAAAGTTTTCGGCCCGCCGGGCTCTGGCAAGACGACGTTCCTTTTGAGCATTGTTGAGCAAGAGCTGGCAGGCGGTGTGCACCCGATGAAGATCGGCTACTTTGCTTTCACCAAGAAGGCGGCTACCGAAGCGCGCGACAGGGCCATCCAGAAGTTCCCGAACCTCAACCACGAGACCGACTTCCCGTTCTTTCGCACGCTGCACAGCCTGTCCTACCGATGCTTAGGCATTAGCACCAAGGACATGATGTCGCCTGACCACTACAAAGAGTTCGCCCAGGAGGCCGGCATTGAGCTGGCCATCGAGAACGGCGACGAGGAGTTTGCAGTCAAGGCCGATAACCCCATCCTCAACGAGATCAACATCGCCCGTATTCGCGGCATGGACCTCAAGACCCACTACAACCAGTCCAAGATGGACATTGAGTGGTTCCATTTTGAGTACGTTGAGCGCGCCTACCGCCACTACAAGACATCACGCAATCTGCTGGACTTCACTGACCTGCTGGAGCACGTGCTGCTGGAGCCCGAGCGCTTGCCAAAGCTGGAGGCGCTGATCATCGACGAGGCGCAGGACCTCTCACGCCTGCAATGGAGGCTGGTCGAGCAACTTGCGTTGCGAGCCCAGCGCTGCTTTTTGGCAGGTGACGACGACCAGGCTGTTTACACTTGGGCTGGAGCCGACGTCGCCAGCTTCCTGGGGTTTACAGGTGATGTCAAGGTCCTTGATCAGTCCTACCGAGTCCCCGCCAAAATCCACGCCCTAGCCAACAAGGTGGTGACGCGTATTAAGCAGCGCCAGCCAAAGGTCTGGAAGGCGCGCGAAGAGGCAGGCTCGATCAACTATTACAACGACTTTAGCCAGGTGGACATCAGCCAAGGCAACTGGCTTATCCTGGCCGCAGCGAACTACATGCTCACCGACATGCACGACTGGATCAAGAGCCAGGGCCTGCTGTTTGAGCGCCACGGACAACGCAGCGTAAGCGAGAGCATCCTGGTCGCCGTGCTGGGCTGGGAGAAGCTGCGCAAGGGCGGTGAAGTGCCGTTCCCCGTGGTCAAGATGATCTACAAGTACCTGGGCAGCGACTTGATCAAGCACGGCCATAAGATGCTGCGCACAGCGGACCCTGCAGGTATGTACTCACTCTTTCTGCTGAAAGAAAAGCACGGACTTCTTTCAGAGGAAATCTGGCACAAGGCGCTGACCAAGATCAGCGAGGACCGCCGGGACTATCTTGTCTCGCTCCTGCGCCGCAACACACGGCTCACGGGCCACGTGCCCATCAAGCTGTCCACGATCCACGGAGCCAAGGGCGGCGAGGCAGACAACGTGCTGCTGCTGTCGGACCTGTCGACCAAGTTCGCCAAGGACTATGACAAGAATTCAGACGACATCAACCGTCTGCTGTACGTGGGCATCACCCGCGCCAAACAAACGCTGCACATCGTGCTGCCAAAGAATGAACAGAAAGGCTTCCGACTATGAAGCGCGATACTCGGACCATGTCCATGTTCCCTCGGATTTCCGAGTGGCTGCCACCCCAGTCTTTCCCCAACTTGAGTGAAGCCAAGGAGATTGCAATTGACCTCGAAACCTGCGATCCCAACATGGAATCTTTGGGGCCTGGTTGGCCACGCAACGATGGTTACATTGTGGGCTACGCTATCGCTGTGGATGGTTGGGCCGGTTATTACCCCGTGGCTCACGGTGGTGGCGGTAACCTTGATCGTCGTATTGTTGAGCGCTGGGTACGAGACGTTCTCGCAACGCCGGCAGACAAGATCATGCACAACGCCGCCTACGACCTCGGCTGGCTCAGGGCCACAGGATTTGAAGTAAACGGCACGGTTTACGACACCATGCTGGCCGCGCCAGTGCTGGATGAGAACCGGTTTGCCTACAGCCTGAACAGCCTGGGCTTTGACTACCTCAAGGAGGTCAAGTCTGAGCAGGGCCTGAAAGAGTCCGCGTCCGACTTTGGTGTGCACCCCAAGAAGGAGCTGTGGAAGCTGCCCGCCATGCACGTGGGCGAGTACGCCGAGCAGGACGCCGCGCTCACGCTCAAGCTGTGGCATCACTTCAAAGCGCTCATGCGCAACGACGAGGTGGAGTCGGTGTTCAAGCTCGAGACAGAGGTGTTACCGGTGCTGGTCAACATCACGCTCAAGGGCATCAACTTTGATCGCGCCAAGTGTGAGACGCACATGGTTGAGATGCGCCGCAAAGAAAAGGAAATCCTGCAGTACCTTAAGAGCCAGGCAGGCATGCAAGTGGACATCTGGGCCGCGCAGTCCATTGCTACCGCGTTCGACCGCCTGGGCATTCAGTACCCCAAGACAGCGGCTGGCGCGCCGAGCTTCACCAAGAGCTTCTTGGACACGCATGACCACCCTATGACGGGCATGATCTTGGAGGCACGTGAGCTGAACAAGACCCACGGCACGTTCCTGGAGCCGTATCTCAAGCACAGCGCCAAGGACGGCCGCATTCACACGCACTTTAACCAGATGCGCAACGAGGATGGCGGCACTGTCACGGGCCGTCTGTCGGCCAGTAACCCCAACCTCCAGCAAGTGCCTGCGCGCCACGAGATCATCGGGCCCATGGTGCGAGGCCTGTTCCTGCCCGAGGAAGGCGACATTTGGGCGGCTAACGACTTCAGCTCCCAGGAGCCGCGCCTGCTGGTGCACTACGCCACGCTGCTGGGCTTGCCTGGCGCGGAGAAGATGGCCCAGGCCTACCGCGACGATCCCGGCACGGATTTCCACCAAATGGTCGCCGACATGGCCGGCATTGGTCGCAAGGCTGCCAAGACCATCGGCCTGGGGCTGATGTACGGCATGGGCAAGGCAAAGCTCGCGCAGCAGCTGGACCTGCCCGTGGACGAAGCCAGCGAGCTGATCGGCACGTTCCACAGCAAGGTCCCGTTCTTGAAGGGCACCGTGGACGCTGTCATGAAGCGCATTGAGCACCCGGCCTCTGGCGGGTCCATTCGCACGCTGCTGGGCCGCAAGTGCCGCTTCCCGCTTTGGGAGCCCGTGGAATGGGGCGTGAACAAGGCGCTGCCGCGTGAGCAGGCCGTCGTGGAATACGGCTCACGGATCAAGCGCGCTGGCACCTACAAGGGTTTGAACCGTTTGATCCAGGGCTCGGCTGCAGACCAGACCAAGGCGGGCATGGTGGCGCTGCACAAGGCAGGGTTTAATCTGCTGCTGCAGGTGCACGATGAGATCGCGCTGTCCGTCAGAAACAAAGAAGAGGCCCTAGAGGCAGCCCATCTCATGGCCACGGCCGTGAACTTGGAAATCCCCTCCCGTGTCGACGTGGAGACTGGACTGAGCTGGGGATCGGCAGCATAATTTGGATGGGGCAGCAGCAGTTGCCCCGATTTTCCTGTTGAGAAGTTCGGGCCGGGAGCTTGCTTCCGGCCCATTTTTTCCGATACACTGCGAAGTCCAATAGAAAGGAGAATTCAATGGGAAGAAACCCAGCACCGCGCACTCAAGTCGTACCTGCTCACCCTGAGCCGTACATCCGTCAACCGATGAAAAAGCGTGGCAGACCCAAGAAGAACGGCCGTCCGAAGAAGGACCGCTACGACTCTGCACGTTCGTCTCCCTCCAAGCGCGCAGGAGCACGGTGGATCACCGTGTCGGTGCCTGAGGATGCGTACTACATGCTCAAGGAACTGTCTGCCTTTTACAAGGTGGGCATGGGTGCATACGTGGCCGCCCTACTCAAGCCCGCATTTGACCAGGCCTACAAAGAATCGCTCACCTTGCAGCGCATCGCCAACAACCGAGAGAAAGCTAAAAATGAAACACAAGACCGAGATGACGTTCCCCGTCGAACTCACTTTTGAAGTACTCCCCGCCATGGTGGTGGAAGGCACGGAACTGCCTGCGCAACTGGACATCACCAAGGTGCTGCTGACGATCACTGGTCCCAGTGGCAAGCCGCGCCAGGTAGACATCACAAAAACTCTCACGGAAGAACAGACCATGTTCCTGGAGGACGAGATTGCGGAGAACTACTCTGGAGGCGACAGGGAAAGATGAAACTGCAAGAGGAACTACGCTCAGTCAAGGAGGTTTTCCCCGCTATCGCGGAAATGCTTGAGGCGGCTGCTCAGAGGATTGAAGATCAACGACAGTGGCGTTCTGCTTGGTTGGAAGCAGAAAGTAAAGTAGAGTTGTTGACAAGTGAATTGAGTATGCTAAGATCGGCGCGTCTACGTAGAAAGGAGAAAGAGTGCAATGATTGAGTTACACACAACCAGGGCCGAAGAGGTCCACAAGAATCTTGCTTCAACTGGCAAGTACTTCAACACAGGCAAGGTGCTCATGGGGGTTGCCTACATGCCGCGTCCGCGTGGCATGTCCCGTGATGAGGAGCACATTCAACGTGCGCTGCTCAAGGGGCATGGACCACGGATCACGGCTGGCAGCTGGGGGTATCTGGTCCTTGTAATCGTTTTGTTTGGAGCGCTCTTTGTGGCGCACAACAGATGAGAAAGCGCAGCAAGTACCGACCCAAGCCGGTTCTGCAAAGTCCGCTGGATTTTGTGCTGTCTGGCATGAAGCCTGTTCGCGACTTGCCAGGCATCTTCCTGGATGCACAGCTCAAGAACCGCAACGCTTTGGAGCAGGTCCGCAAGGGCCTGGCTACCAAGGAGGACATCGACATGCTGATCGGGGCTTTTAACATCACCGAGGCCTTGGCCTTGAGTGGCATGGGCCGCGACTGGATGGACGAGATCAGAGAGGGACAAGACGCGCTGCTGGAGCTATCCCGCAGAGGCGTCGCACGAGGCATGAGGTTCATCATGACAGCTAAAGAGTGGGAAAAGCTCAAGCTGGTGATGGACCTGCATGAGGAGCAGCTGGCGCAGGCCACTGTGCACGACATCGAGAAAGCGCACGACTTTGTCTACAAGGTATTGACCCAGGGCAAGGCACGTGCAATTGTTCAAACCATGAAGGAAGAAACATGAACAAGTCAGACAAAATCAGAGAGTATTTCCGCAAGCACCTTGATGCTGATGTGGTTAAGGTGGCAGCCAAGTTCGAGGCCTCAAAGCCCATGACGTATAAGCTGCGCAAGCAGGTTTTGGACAGCGAACAACTGGTCACGACCCCCGCGCCATCGGGCCGCAAGGTCACCGTCAGGGCATCACAGCTGGCCATCGCAGACAAGCTGGGCATCAGCCACGAGACGTTCATTGAGCACGGCCTTAAGGCTGGCGTGATTCAGTACGACGACGAGCGCGAGACAGTGCCAGAAGAGACTGACATCGACGAGACCCTGGACAACCGCGCCAAGGACTACGGCAAGTTCAAGGACGGTGCTGAGTTGATGCAGGGCATCAAACGACTGCTCGCGGACCACGCCCTACGGCATAACAAGACGTTCGCCGACGACCAGTGGGAAGCCCTGGAGATGATCGTGCACAAGATGGCGCGCATCGTCAACGGCAACCCCGGCAAGGTCGACCACTGGGTCGACATCGCCGGCTACGCCAAGCTGATAGCAGACCGCTTGCAGGGGAATGCACGATGAGCGAGCTCTTCCCCATCATCGGCATCGGCTGGGTCATCTTGGCCTGGTTCACACATGTCGTCACCTGCCTGAAGACCGCCTCCTGGGGCTTCTTGCTGGCAGGGGCCATCTTCTTCCCCGTGGGCTGTGTTCACGGCACGGGCATTTGGTTTGGGGTGTTCTGATGTTCCACGTCCCTGAAAAAGCGCGCGTCAAACTCTCTGGCTACCCAGAGGGCGACGCCACCAACGGGGCCTTTGTCGTGAAACTCAAGCACTCGCAGACTGTGTTCGTCATTGCAAGTGACGGCGAAGGCTGGGAGCACGTGAGCGTCTCACGCAAAGACCGCTGCCCGACCTGGGAAGAGATGTGCCAGGTCAAAGACATGTTCTGGGACGACGAGGATGTGGCCATGCAGTTCCACGTCCCTTCAAAGGACCACGTGAACAACCACCCCTACTGCCTGCATCTGTGGCGGCCAAAGGGTGTGAACGTGCTGCGACCTGATTCCATCTTGGTCGGCTTTAAATAACCTTGAAAGTACTTGACAGGTACTTCAAGGTTCCTGTTAAAATCAACTTGTCAATCCTGACAACATAGAAAGAGAGAAATAGCATGAGTAAAGACATCACAGCCACGGTATACACAGAGACCGACTTCCGCATTTACATCGACGAGTGGGACAACGGCGGGGTTTGGTTCTCCCTGCGCAACGACCGCGCCAGCATCCACACGCCCCTGACTCGCAAGGAAGCCCAGCAGATGCTGGAAGGACTGCAATCTATCCTGGCAAAGGATGAGGTGGCAAATAGGTCACGCCTTACATTGGACACAGTTGAGGTGGCACCGCTATGAGCATGAACACGCCGTTTCACTTGAGGCAGCGTGAGTTCAACGCGTTCAACGCCGAGAACCCAAAGGTCTGGGAATACTTTGAGCGCTTCACGCTGGAGGCCATTGCCGCCGGTCACAGGAAGATCAGCCACTGGCTTATCATCAACCGCATCCGCTGGGAAGTGGCCATGAAGACCACGGGCTCGGACTTCAAGATTTGCAACAACCACATTGCGTTCTACGCCAGGCTGTTTGTGAAGGTGCACCCGCAGTATCGGTTCATCTTCAACCTCAAGCGCATGGCCGACGAGCCATGGCACGGGGACATGCCGTTATGACGGAGTTCGAGTCCCGCGTCTGCGGCATCCCCTGCATCGTCCGCGTGACGTACTGGGAGGCTTACGCCCCTGCGCAGCGCTCTGGTCCGCCGGAGCGCTGCTACGCTGCTGAGGGTGGTGAAGGGGAATGGGAAATCCTCGACCGCAGGGGCCGACCCGCACCGTGGCTTGAGCGCAAGCTGACCGGGGATGACCGCGAGCGCCTTGACACCGAAGTTTTTAACCATATGGAGAATCAAGATGACTACGACTACTAAACGCGCCCGCCGCCGCACATTCAAAGAGGTGGCGACAGAGGCCTACAGCAAAGGTTGGAGCGAGGGCCGTGAAGCCTCACGCAAGGACATGGACCACCTGTTACAAACCAATGCCGATCTAGGCTTTACGGTCCTGGAGCTTGAAAAAAAGCTGGCCAACATGTCCCTGCGCAAGTTGGCCTGGTCACGGATTAAAGGATTGTTCAAAGGAGAAGCGAAATGAAAAAGAACCACACACCTGACATGTTTAACCAGTACCCTGAGTTCACCCGAATGGACTTGCCTGCTGACTGGACACACCATGAGCACGACATCCGCAATGAGACGCTGGAAGAGATTGCCAGTGCCATTGACATGATGCCGTTTGGAGATACCGCTGCCTCATTCGCTGTTTGGATCAGGAGCCGAAAGTCGGGGCCCAAACCATGACATTCGAAACCTGGTGGGAACAATTGACCAAAGCAGAACAGAAGGTAATCGGCGTCGGAAACGCCAAGTTCGTCTGGGAAGAATGCCAGAAGTACACCCTCATGACCATTGAAGAGGCATGCAAGGCCCAGGTGGCCTATGACCAGGGCGTCAAGGACGGCCGCGAGCGCTTTGAAGTCAAGGTGGCAGGCTGGACCCTGTCGCCAGGCGTGCAGCCCGGCATGATCTGGATCAGCGACGCCGGTGGCGAGGGCGGGGACTTTCATATCCACGAGCTGGCCGAGGTCATCGGCAAGTTTTACAAGGAGAAGTTCTGATGAGCACGTGCAAACACAACTGGGAATTCACGGACCACGGCACAGGAACATTGAAGTGCACACGCTGTGGCACGGTCACCGGGCCAAAACCCTATGACCAGCGAGTCAAGGACATGCTGCAAGACATCACGACCATCGGCAGCGCCTGGAGCAAAGACGGCGAGCGCATTGATCCGCTGAGTGTGTACAGGGACACCGAGCCGGGGTTCACGCTTCACGACTCACGGCCCACGAACAGCATCCAGTTCTTCAAAAGCGTGAGCAACGGCCCGAGCGTCGAGGTCCTGCGCATTTCCAAGGACGGCATCTGGGCCAATCCAGACATTCCTACAGACGAAGCTGCCAAGAAAGTCCTGGAGGTTTTGGACAACAACCTAAAACTGATGCTGGACAAGGAGCGCGAGCGGGAATTGAACGCCTGCTGCGACCTGCTGGAAGGCATGCACGCTGCCACCGACGGCAACCACAACTACTACCTGCACGCCGCCAACGAGCTGCGGAAGTTGAGGAAGCCGGGGACAGTAAGTCCGAGGCCTGCTCTTACATCGAAATATCATTCTTGAAGGAAACCTATGAGACCCGCTGTCTTTTCAACAGAAAACCCACCCCGCCCCATCGACTGCGTAGAAACCAAAGAGTACATCGCCGGCCTGCGCAGAAGGATCGAAGTTCAACAAGACGGCATGGAGCACCTGGCCAACCAGGTGTTCAGTTTGAAGAGGGAAAACGAGAAGCTCACCCTCGAAATCGACAAGCTCTGCCTGGACCTGGGCATCAAGAAGGGGGAAGTCGGTGGATGGGAGTCAACCCTCAAATGAACCCGCTCCTCCAAGACATCGTCGAAGCCCTCGGGTCACGGCCCATGGTCCAAATCGTCATCCTCACCGTCAACGGGACACAGTACGCATTGATCGGGCCAGTGGTCCAAGACCCACGGGCCACGGAGCTCAGTGACATCACAGCCATTGAGTTCGGCGACCTCATCCCCCTGCAACTGGCAGCCAAGATGCTGTCGGGCGAGTACAGGGACGGCCTGGGGGAACATCTGCAGTAGATCAGCGGCCCGGACCGTCCGTGCGGTCCGTCTCCACCAGGTTGGCCACACGGATGTCCGTGCGGTCACCATTCAAGAACTTCAAGCGCTTGTCGGGCCAGTAACCCATGTCCAAGGCCCACGCGACCTTGGCCGCCAAGTACGAAACCCCGTCAATGTTCACCCGCAGCTCGTTGCGGGGCGTCTCATACCCTGCAATTGACCCCACGGCGCGCCCTTTACGGCCCACGCGCCACATCAACGCGCCCGTGCCGCCTGGGTCATAGTCAAAAAGCTCGTTCAAGCGCTCAATCGAGGGATGGGACATGGTTTGGGCTCCAAAGTAGGTGGTGATGGGGAATTGTATAGAGATAAACGGTGAATGTATAGAGGTAAATGGACCGAGGACCACGGACCGAGGGCAAATTTGCGAATATATATAGAGTTGTGGAATATATGTTACGTCGTAAATGTTTTGTGTTGAAAATGGTGTAATAGACGTAATGACGTAAGAAGTGAATGAAATCAAGGGTTTATAGTGCTACAGGACATTACACAGGTATCAGATATGTAATTTACATAAAATGCGCGCGAGCTAACTTTTTGAAAAAAACAAAACATACATTGGTCTAAAAAAGTCTATATAAAACCCCAAATATGCCCTGTTTTGCCCTTGTTGTTGCGTTAGGTGTGGAGATGTTGCACAATGTAGCCATGAAAATTGAAAAAAACATCCCTTTGCCTGGTGGCGTCGATCCGCGAGAGCGCTACCCATTCCCTGACATGTCCATCGGCGACAGTTTTATGATCTTGGATGCCACCTGGATCAAGAACCTGCGCAGTGCGGCCTACATGTACTCCAGGCGTCATCCTGGCACGCGGTTTACCTGCCGACGCCACGGCGAAGGCTGGCGCTTGTGGCGGGTGTCCTGATGGGATCGGCTAAGGACGAGAAATTCCTGGTTGGCAAGAAGCTGGGCGGCCGCCCTGCTGTTGTCGAAGCCAGAGTGACCGCACCGGTCAAGCCCCACAAGCCCAAGGTCCTGACACCCCAGGAATGGAAGTTTGTGGAAGAGTTCTGCGCGGGCGATGGTCATGTGACCTTGAAAGAGGCGGCCCTGCGTGCAGGGTACAGCGAAATCTGGGCAAAGAACCGGGCACGTGAGCTGACCGACCCCGAGGTGTGCCCGCACATCGTGGCCGCGATCCAGGAGCGAAGGCGCGAGCTGGGCGAGAAGTACGGCACCACGTTCGAGCGGCACATGCGTGACCTCCAGGTTATCCGCGACCAGGCACTCCAGGCGGGCGCGTATGGCGCGGCCGTCCAGGCCGAGTACCGAAGGGGCCAGGCCCTAGGCACGATTTACATCGACCGCAAGGAAATCAGGCACGGCACCATTGACAGCATGTCCAAAGAAGAAGTGCAGCGCAAACTGGAAGAGATCAAGCGCTTGTACGGCGCTGGCGCTGGACCCATCATTGATGTGACACCCAAACAGATCGAGCAAGAGCCCGAAGGCGAGGACGACGATGGCAGTGAAACCCGAAGCGAACCTGTACAAACGGCTGAAAGAAAACCTCCCAAACTGCCATTTCACCCGGATTGAGTCCAGGGTCAACCTGGGCATCCCGGACTGCCTGCTGGCATTCCCGCATGGCCTGTTTGTGATGGTCGAGCTGAAGGTGGTCAAGCGCGGCCGCAAGGTGAACCTGTCGCCGCACCAGGTCGCCTTTCACATCAAGCACGCTGACCTACGCTGCCCGACCTACATCCTGGTGCAGTACCAACCGGCCGGGACAACGCACGCGAGCAAATCCGAGCTGCTGCTGTTCTGTGGCGAGCAGGCCATTGACCTGGCAACCCTGGGCGTCGACACCCCGGCCCTGGCCAGGTGGCCGTGGACGGGCATATCCTGGGCCGAACTGAGAAAACATTTAGTGGACAGTTGAGTTGTATGTAAAAGTTGTGCTAGGATTACAAACACCTGGATGACCAGGCAACACAGAAAGAGAGAAACCATGCGACAGTCCGACCGCGAGGCGCTTGAACGTGCCCGAAGACAATCCCCACCGAAACCCCCAGACGACAATCAAAGTAAGGGCCTGGTCGCCAGGCTTTTGGGCTTTTGGCTGTTCCACAAAATATTTGGTGGGAACAGTTGACAAGTTGATAAAAGTAGATTTACAATGCAACCAGGCCGAGCGATCCGCGACGCCGTAACCCTAGAAAGAGAGAAAGACATGCAACACATCATTGAAGCCTTGGTTAAAGATTTGGCCGAGCAGCTGCGCCCTATGGTGGCCGAGATGGTCCGCTCCGAGATGGCCGACATGGAATTTAAAATTCTGGCCGCGACCGGCTCCCAGCTGGCTGACATCGCCGAGCGCGTTGACCTGGAAGAGCTGGCCAAACACATCGACGTCTCGACCCTGGCCGGCGAGCTGACCGATAGCCAGCTGACCGATATAGCCGGCGACATCGACCTGGCCGACCTGGCCGGGGAAATCGACTCCGACAAATTAACCGAAAACCTGGACATCGACGAGGCGATCCGGGACTTTTTCCAGAACAACAGTTTTTCAATCCGCGCATAAGGTGGCCAGCATGAAAACCCAAACCAATATCCAGAAAGTAAATCACCTGATGATCATGAATCCAGGCGGCCCGTTGTCCCAGGCTTTTATCCTTGAAGCCGTGCGCCGTTATGCGGCCGAGCTGGTCCAGGCGGGCCCGCCCGACGATAACCCGCGCGCCCTCATAAGTCCTAAGGCCTGGCATGCCACGGCCGTGGCCATGGCCGACCAGATAGATCACTGGCGCGACCAGTGACCCGACCGTTTTTTTTTAAATTGGAGAAATTATGAGCCCCGAACTTAAACAGCTGTACTTGAGCAACCACATCCAGGCCCTGGCCGATGCAAACCACAAGGCAGCAAAAACCATGGAGAAAATGGGCGGCCACTTTGCGGCAGCTCTGGCCGTGGCTTATTTCCACGCGGACAACGACAATAAGGCCCGTATCCTGGGCGCGTTTTCGGACCTGTTCGAGAAGTATCGGGCAATAAACACCGAGGAGCTGCGCGACCTGGCCTAATCGACCAGGACCCGACCCGACCCGGCCGCGCGCCGGGTTTTTTATTTGTGGCTAGTTGACAGGTAGATTTTTATTAGATTAAAATTCAAACCAGGCCAGCAGCCCGCCAGGCCGTAACTTAGAAAGTGAGAAAGACATGCTTAAGACCGTTAAAAATTCGGCCAATAAAAAGACCGGCCCCATCGCCGTGACTTATCGGGCCGGTGGCCATAACGTATTCGGCACGTGCCCGAAAACATGCGCGCTCAACCCACAAGGCCAGCACGCGGCCGACCTGATCGACGCGGATTACCTGGCCGCCCTGCGCCAGGCCGTGCCCCGTGGTGGCCAGGCCTGGACTTACTCGCATTTTGCGGCCGAGCTACTGCCCGTGCCAGCACCTGGCGAGACCGTGGTTAATGCCAGCTGCGACACCATGGCCGACGCGGTGGCCGCCGTTCGCCTGGGCCGCCCGGCCGTGGTGGCCGCCCCGGCCGGTACAGTTTGGCCGCATACACATGAGGGGGTTTTGTTCGCACAATGCCCGGCCGAATTGTCAAACGATTTTGATTGTGCCCGATGCGGTAAGGGCCGCCCATTATGTGCACGTGGGGACCGTGATTTTGTCGTGGTGTTCGTCGCCCATGGTAGCGGCCAGGCCCTGGTCGGGTCCGATGCACCTGGCGGGTGTTACGGTAATGCTGGCCCGGTCCGCATGGCCTGGAATAGAACCAGCACCGACGGCCGCCAGGATGATGCGGCCGCCCTGGTCGGGTTTGCCCGGTCGCTTCCCCCTGGGTCGCTGTTGCGCCATCATATCGTCGGCGACCTGGGCCTGGCCGCATAAAAATATTTTTATGCATTTGTTGACTAGTGGATTTTTATTAGACTAAAATTCAGTGACTGGGCGATTTTGCCCGGTCCTAACCAAAGAAAGTGAGAAAGCAAAATGGCACATATGATCGACACCACCACCGGCCGCGCGGCCATGGCATACACTGGCCAAACCCCATGGCATGGCCTGGGCCAGGCTTTGACCCCTGGGGCCGATATTGACACCTGGACCCGCCAGGCCGGCCTGGCTTATGACGTGCTTGAATCCCCCGTTAAGTATTCGACCCCGGCCGCGACCGAGCTGCAAACCTGGCCAGCGCGCAAAGTGCTGCACCGGTCCGACACTGGCGCGCCCCTGGCCGTGGTGTCTGACTCGTATAACGTGGTCCAGCCTGGCCAGGTCATGGATTTTTTCCGCGAGCTGGTCGAGCTGGGCGGGTTTCAATTGGAAACAGCCGGGGCCCTGAGTGATGGCCGCCGGGTTTGGGCCCTGGCCAGCGTGGGCGATGCTGCGCCCGTGGTCGAGCGTGACCTGGTCAAGCCTTATTTACTGCTGGGCACGTCATACGATGGCACCATGGCGACCGTGGCTAAATTTACCGCGATCCGCGTGGTTTGCAATAACACTATAACGGCCGCTGTCGGTGGCTACAGTAACGGCCGAGTGATCCAGGGCGAGCGCGAGATAAATAACGGTTATTTAAAATCGGCCGTTCGCGTGCTGCACTCTGAGCGCTTCGATCCTGAATCGGTCCGCATGCAGCTGGGGATTGTGGCTAACGCGTTCGAGGGTTTCCTGGTGCAGTCGCGCCAGCTGGCCGCGTCGCCGATGGACCAGGCCGCCGCCGATGATTTTGTGGCCGAGCTACTGCGCCCGTACCATACGAGCGCCCGGCCGGTGACCGAGTCACGCGCTTATGTGCGGATCATGCAATTATTTAATGGGGCCGCTATCGGGTCCGACCTGGCGGGCGTGGCCGGTACTCGCTGGGCGATGCTTAACGCGGTGACCGAGCTAGTCGACCACGAGCGCGGCCGCTCAAATAATACCCGCATGGAATCCGCCTGGTTTGGTGCCGGTGCTGCGCTCAAAGCACGCGCGGCCGACCTGCTGGCCGTGGGGGTTTGACC